TATAAAAGGAGGATATGCTTCAGCCCTTTGTTGTTTGTATGCGTTAGGGTCTACCCAAGCATCTACTAAAGCCATGTCTAGCTCTACAGGGTTACCATCTTGGTCCATTGCTCCTTTTGTATCATGTATTGATACTACATTAGGATATAGTGCGTAAATTGCATTATGATTCATTATCCTGCTACCTCCATTGCTGTCATTGAACCTATAATTTCAGCAGTAGAACTTCCGTCATTTCTGTTGTTTATGTAAAGTGTTCCAGCATTACCATACGCTTGAAGTTGATAAGTGACTGCTGATGTTGTACTTGGTGAGTCTAGGTATGAAAAGCTCAAATTTCCAAATCCTTGAGTTGCACTTCCATGAGCAACATAAACATTTGATAAATTGTTAGAACTCCCAAGCGATATTTCAACTGCATCTCTTAACAAGGCACATTTGTTAACTGCCGAAATATTGTTCCCATACCTAAAATCAACAAATACCAGAATTTTTGAAGTGGTTGAAGCTGGAGTAAGAGTGACATTAAAGTCTGTTACATTCGTCAATGACCGAGCAGTTGTTGAAAATGTTGTAGTAGTATTATAATTAACTACTTGTAATACATGACCTGTAGCACTAAATTGATTAGGTGTAGATAAATTACCACTACCATCAACAGTTAATATGGTGCTACCATCTTGCTCTATCGTAGAACCAGATGCTGTGGGTTTAAGTGTTATAGTCATTTTATATCTCGTCTAATTGTTCTTGAGTTGGTTGTGTTTCAGTAGGGTGATTCCATTTTCCAATGTAGTCACCTTTACCATCAGAGTCATTTTGTAACATGATTGTACCTGTTGTAGGTGCAAAGTCGTCTGCTGTTAGGTTAGGTCTTACTGCTAAAATTTTATCGTATAGTGTCATGTTTTTTTCTTATGCTTGTTGTATTAAATGTCCTGAAATAACTTGTTGAAAACCATTAGGGTCAGAATCTAAATTAGGTGTTGTACCAATTTGATAACAATATATTTCTATGTAATCTGTTGTTCCATTAAAATATACAATATCAGAATTACCAAAGTCTCTACCAATCGTTCCAGATGTTACCTGTAAATCAAAAAGTCTTGAATATGTGACTCCATTTTTATATATTGCTCCAAGACATCTTGCAAGACCTACAGCTCCTTCTGCACTTACAATAAGATTAATTTGATAGTAACCAGCTATTGTAGGGGTAAATCTTGATGTAGATGTACTAAAGTTAGAATTAGTATCAAAAGTAACATCACTATAAGTAATTTTTGTCCAAACATTTGATGATAGAGATTGGTCTGCATTTCCTTTAAAAGCTCTAAACAATGGAGCGGTTGTTGGTCTATATCCATTACTATTAAACTGCCCTACCTCTGTAGGACTATCAGCATTACCGACACCAATCCTTAATGTGCCATCAGGTGTAGCTGGTTGATAGATAGTAAAGTTATTAGTAGCTGTTGCATCTGTTCCAACTTGTAGTTTTTTACTTTTTACTGTACTCACGCTTCTATCTCCATAACTGTAAGTTCTGATATACCTTGTTCATCTAAACTAAAAGTTCTATTAGTCCACATGGTTTTACTATTGTTAGAACTCGCAACTAAAGTATAGGTAATAGCTGTACCAATAGTGCTTCCTGTGCTATCTACAGTCTGAACATGCATAATTTCAGGTGTTGTAGAATCATTAGTCGTCGTAGCAGAGTATGTATGTGTTGCCGCTGATAAACCAAGTTTATTACTAGTAGACCCACCAGTATTTATTCTAACCCCATTTCTTTGTATATTAAAAACTACACTCCATGCAGAAGCCACTTCTCCAAACCATCTAGCACTAACAACAAATTTACTTCCAGCTCCTTTAGGAGTAATAGATAAATCAAAGTCTGTACCAGTACCAATTTGCGTGTCTGATGTTCCTATTGTTTGTGAACCTTGTGTTGATATTACTTTATTTACTACTTGTAGTATTCCAGAGCCTACATTACTAGCAGAAACTGATTCACTAGTAGAAATTGCTCCACCGAATGTACTTGTACCATTTCCTTTTACTTTAGTTACCATTACACAATACTCCATGTAGAGCCATCACCAATAGTAATAACAATTCCGTCTGCAACTGTAATATCACCTGCTGTCATAGCATTTCTATTATCTGCCAATGTGTAGTTTGTATCTATTGTTGTGCTGTTTTCTACAAAACCTATGCCGTTTATAGTCACTGACATTACTTATCTCCCTTTGGGTACTTGTCTTTAACTTCTTTTATATGATCTAACCATGTTTCTGTACCATCTTGTACATCATGATATTGCATATCTAATTGCTCGACTAATGGTGCGTATGCTTCAGCTCTTTGTTGTCTGTATGCGTTAGCCATTGCTTCTGCTTCTAGTTTTTCATGTTCTTGGATAAGTTCTTCTTCTGTTGGCTTTGTTATATCTTTAGATAACCATTGTAATCCAGAATAATCGCTTCCATCTAAACTCCATTTAGCTTCTGGATGCAATGAAATAATAGCTTTTGTTAAATCAATCATCCTGCTATCTCCATTAAAGTAATAGTAGAAAGTGGTATTGTGTCGTAATTACTAGCACCAAATTGAAAAGTCTCTTGCCTGTTTAGATAAACTATAGGACTATTATTGTAACCCCCTAACTGTACTTGATAAGTTAATGCTGATGTTGAGGAAGGACTATCTATCCATGACCCTGAAATATTCATCATTGCGTATGTGTTACCAACATAATTATTTACCCTTGCTGAAGTTACAGGTCTACTTCCTTCAGAAGTTCCTAAAAATGGATAATTAGACCCCTGTCTTATTCTTAAACTTTGTTGATACCCACTTGCTGCTGCTGCATTTTGACCAATATAAGCGTGTACCATAACTAATATTTTACTGCTAGTTGAAGAAGGTGTAATAGTAGCGGAATATCCAGTTACATCTATAAAATATCCACCATTGTCAGGTACAGAAGTACCAGTAAAGGTTGACCCTTTTTCTCCAGAAATAACTTGCAGTATATGACCAGTAGAAGTTAATTTCATACCACTACCCATAGATAAACCACTGCTATCTATTGTAGCAACATCTGCTCCTGCTGATTGTAACTTTATTTCTCCACTTGTATCTGATGTAACTACAACACCATTAGTTGTATCTGCATTTATTGTACTTGCCATTATAGAACCACCCATCTACTAGAAGCAGGAACTGTTACTGATACTCCACTAGCGACACTTACAGGAGATACTGACATTGCATTGTAACTTGTAGGCACTGTGTAGTTAGTTCCTATAATTGAATTATTTATAAACATACCATTAGTAGCACCTAGTTGTGGTGCTGTACCTGTATTGTCACCATCTTGGACTACTGCTTTTTCAGCAGGATAAGTACAGAATACATCACTTGTGCCAGACAAAGTAATTTTACTTCCAGCATTACTAGACTCTAATACAGTGTCTCTGGATAAAGTTGTGCCTGAAGCTGTATAAGTGCCTAGACCTACCTCATAGTCGTTACCACTTGTAATAGCATAGTAAGTTGTATTACCATCACCTATAGCATCAAAAGATTGAAAACCTGCACTTGCTCCATCCAATAGAATCGAGCCTGTACCTACTGTCGTAGTGGTTTCTTTTACCCTATCTTTTACAATAAGAGCCATATTTTATCCTTACGCTAATTCTACAGTTAAATTACCAGTAGTGATTTTAAATATATCACCAGAGTCAATAGTTTTAGAAGCATCTAATGCTGTGTGGTATAACATATTACCACCAGAAGCAGCATCCCATAAACCAATCCATCCTACAGTTCCCCATGTTGCAGTTGCAGTTGGGAAAGTAACATCTGCATCTGTAGCAACTAAACCTGATGTTCCTGAAGCAGTAGCAAAAGAAGCAGCAGTTCTAGCGTAAGATCCACCAGAAACTTCTGTTCCAGTTCCAGCATCTGTTGGGTTTGCTGTGTGTAATGATACATAAGGGTCGTTTACTGCTGTAAAAGCAACCCCATTAAGTGTAGCGTTTAGAAGTGCGACTTCTAAATAATCCGACATTTCAGCCATAATAATTTACCTCGTTGAGTTAGTAATAGTAAGTGGTTGAGCAGGGTATTCTGATTCGTCATCACTCTTGCGTAGAGCTGTAACTCCTCTGTCATACATACTTGCCCATGTGTTAAGTCTTTCATCATTCATCAAGTATGGTTCTGCTTCACCTAGTGCAGCGTAAAGTAATAAATCAGGTGTATTTGCTAACCAAAGGTTAGATGAATTAGTGTCGCTTAAATATTCTGGTTTATAAAAGTAAACCATTTGTAGCGTGTAAACAGCATCAGGGATAGGAGCAAATTGAAACTCTGCACCAAGTAGTGTATATCTACTAGGTAATCCAGATTCTGCTGAATGAGCATTTCTAAAAAAATTACTTGTTGATAGAAATTTAATTGTTTGTGGTGGGTTGCCTTGTAAATGTAAATCTTTCATAGCCACAAAGTCAGAAGGCAAAGATACTGTTTTATCACCTGCTGTAGTAGATGCAGTAGCAACTTTAAGCATTTGTCTTATGCGTAAGTCTCTTAACAATCTATCTTCAGCCAATCTAATAAACTCTGGTATCTGGGTTGTTAAATCAGAACGAGCTAAATAATCAGCTATAGTCGCTTGTAGCGTTGTGTAATTTGTAAAAAATGCCATTTAGATTCTGCCCTGTTTTGTTCTAAAAAATCTATTGTCTGGGTCGTTTAACCATGCAAAGAATTTCTTTTGGTCTAATACATGAAACCCTCTCATTATTCCTTGTTGGTTTAACTTATCAATAACAGTCAAAGGTATAGATGCTATCTTGTTATCAAAGACATCCTCACCCCATTTTGTTGAGCTGCTATTGTATTCTTGTTTGTTCTTTTCAATAATGTCAGTTACATCCTGATTGGTTTCTACAATCTTTCCATTATCTGTATTATGTTCTTTAAATTTTCTCATTTTATTCTCAATAATAATACTGCCCCCGAAGGGGCAATATAATGTTTAACCTAAATTAAACTGCCAAGTCAGCAACGATACCATGTGCTTTCTCGTTAGATACTTGTAGAGTGTACTCAACAAGCATTTGATGTTTCTCACTGTCACCAGATTTAGCCAATAGATTTGACTCAAATGGTCGTAGTGTAGCAACAGATGCCATAGTTGGATCAAGCACTAATGCTTGTTCTGCATCTGGAGTTGTATCAGGAGTCATAAATCTGTCAGGTACAACAGATAAAGTACC